GGCGGTTGTCAAGGGCCGCAATGAACTTGGTATTGCCAAGCAATGTCGAAAGGGCCGTCTTGCCGAGAATCATCTCGGTAGGCATCTTCCCACTCTTGTTGAACACAAGGAAGCAGTAGTCACGAATCTCACTGATGATGTCGTTGGATGCAGTCCACTTTGTGGAAACAGCACCACCGACCAAATCGGAATCGACGCCAAAATCAATCTCATCGGCATTGTACAGGGTTCCGTCGGCGGCCATGGCCTTCGGCGTCACCTTTCCGGTCTTGATGATCTGGGCGCACTGTGCTTCCTCATTCATGATGAGGGACTCACGGATGCCGAGGTCGATCTTCTCAGCCATGATCTGGATCATGCGCTGGCTCTTGGAGTATGGTGCCTCCACGGGCTCGCCGAATACACGTCTGGAGGCCTCATCGATGGTCCCTGTGGCTTCATAGAAGAAGTACGGGGGAGTATAGGTGCGGACCTGGTGCGGTGCGATTGCTCCGACGTTCAAGGGTGAATCGGTCCTGCGAACGCTGGGGAGCAATACGGTGCCCCGTCTGCGAACCTCTACCGATACGGTTTCATTCTCGCTTTCCAACAGCCCGCTGAAGTAGCGGTTGCGGAAGAACGACACAATAGGTTTCTTAGCCTCAAGCGTCGCCTGAATCTTGCGTACGCCATAGGTGAACTGGTCAGTGAAATCAGCCATGATAGCTCTCCTTATTCCTCAACAACGGCGGGGTTCCGCTCGGTATCGGCCTGATGAATCAGATAGATTCCCTTCTCCCTCAGCGCATCGAACGCGGTATCCACATCGACACCAGTCGGCACGACAACTCCGTCGGCGTTGAACGTTCCGGCGATATACACGGACACATACTGTTCGTCTTCGCTGGCGGGAGCGTCGGCGGCAAGAATCGCATACGGAACTTCCGAACCATCGGTCGCAGTGGGATTCCATGCGGCGAGTTCGTTGGATGCGGCGGCCTGCGAGACAGTGATGATGAATCCATCACCAGCGGCAAATGCCTTCTCTTCCCCAGCAGTCGCCTTGTCAGTGATGACAAACTTGATGTGCTTGGAGAATGTGTCGCCTGCTGTGCCTGCATCGGTCTTGCCGATATAAGAGCCTTCGGGGTCGTAGACCTCGAACACTGCATCAGCGGCAGGGTCAGCAGTGGCGGCAGAGATACACTTGATGGTGTAATCGCCGATTTTTGCACCAGCGAGCACTGGGGTTGTCTCGTCAAGTACCACCGTCCCTGTACCAGTATTGGCACCAGCTTCACCAGCTCCATCAGGTACGGCATCAGCCGCGCTCAATGCACCGTCATTGGTTTTCTTGCCAAGGACTGTGTTGGCAGACAGCGCGGTGTCGATGCCTGCCAACTTCATTACCGCGGTGATATAGTTGCCGTCCAAGACAAACTGTTCGTGATTGATTGTGGTACTCATTTTGCACCCTCCACGTTCTTGGCCATCGCATCGATGGCCTTTTTCGCCTCTTCCTCGTCCGCAACAAGCCCATCATCAGCAAGCGTTCCCTGCGGTACGATGTTATTTGCGGAATCCTTTGCAGCGGCCTCAAGGGCACTCTGTGCATCCTTGGCTGCCTTTTCCTTCTCAGCGGCCTGTGCATCGAGAATGTCACTCATCACGGCTTCCTTGGTCTTGCCACCCTTGATTCCCTCTGCGATTACGCTGATGTCTGTCACATGAGCGGAAAGGGACATGATTGACTCAGCCCTCGTCCGTTCAGCCTTCTGCCCCTCTTCGACGCCTGCCTTTCGTTCGTCGCGCTTGATCTGCGCAACCAACTCTGGATAGGCGGCGGTAAGGGCTTCCACAGTAGTAATGGTTTCCTGTTCTGCCACACCTTCTCCTTCGCCCCAATTTCCTTGGGGCTTAATCAACTCGACGCAAGCGTCGAAATCGTCCACAATCTCATCAACAAGGCCGCGTTCCAAGGCTTCCTTGGCCAGGAACACCTCACCTTGCCCGTACTTCTCAACCAGTTCCTCCACGGTTATCCCGCGGTGCTTGCAAATCGCACCTGCAAACAAATCCCATGTCTCATCCAGGAGCTTCTGCTCAGCTTCCTTGCCTTCCTTGGTGCCCGGGGAGAGATTCTTCTTGTCGCTGTACTTGGAGTGGAAATAGACCTTCTGGATGCCCAGCTTCGACCAGAAACCATCCATGTTCGTCCATGACGCCTGTACGCCGATAGAACCAGCCTCACTGGCAGGTGACATGAGGATTTTCTTGGATGCCGATGCCAGCAAATATGCCGCAGAGCAACCCATGCCTTCGATGTAGGCGTACACAGGCTTCCGGCTCTTGCTTATGGTTGAGGCGCACTCGATGGCTCCATTGACCACGCCACCGGGGCTGTTGATGTCGAGCAGGATCTTTGTGACTTCAGGGTCGTTGTTCAATTCGTCAATCATCGAGGAAATGCGGATATAGTCACTGTTGTACAATGCGTCCCTGATGGGAATTACCCCAACAGAGCCGATTTTCACCGAGTAGTATCCGCATGACTGGCGCCTTCTGAGCAACTTGTCATCGCTTTCGCTGAACGCATCACGAAGCTCGCTCATGCTCGGCTTGTTCTTTGGGTCAATCGCCCACATGACGTATTTGTTCATTCGTCGTCCCCCTCGTCGGCAGGTTTTTCACCGCCATCACCGCCATCACCGCCATTTGCACCGCCACCGTCGTCGTCCGACATGACATTCTTCTTGTCAACGGTGAGGTCTGGTTTCAGCCCGTGGCTGTCCAGCATCTCGGCTTCCTGCTTGCGCCGTTCAAGCACCTTGTCAAAATCCTTGCCCAAGAGGCGGCATTCATCCTCATAGGTTGAAGTCATGTTGTTAAGCCTCAGCGTTGCGGCTGTCGCATTCTTCACCGGGTCGATGTTCAGCACGACCGGCCCATGCCAGTTGGCGTTGTTCCAAGCGGCGCGGACGAACGGGTTCGTCTGGTATCCGGGGCAGTTCACGATGCCTTGCATGTTCAGAAGCCAGACCATGAGTTCGTAGACGGGCTGCATGGCCTGCATGGCGAATGCCTTGCGCTCTATGTCCCATTTGCGTGCCGCCGCCTGTATGGCCGCCTGTGATGCCGAGTAGTTGGAGTTGAACACCTGAAGGGCGACCTCGTAGGGGATGCCCACCGCCATGCAAACCAGCTTTAGCTGGCCTTCCATGAACTTCCAGAACTCAGCCACAGGACTCTTGCTCTCGGGGAGGGTTATCTTCTCGCCTGGAGCCAACGTCTGGATGTAGCCCGGCCCCATGGTGATGGGACTCTCTTTCGATCCTGTCTCATCGGCTTTCTTGTCCCTGTCGAGCGTTCCCAAGAAAGCGTCGTCCGAGGCTGACGGGCTTGGGTTGGTTGCAAGCAAATCCTTGTCGCGTTCGACAAAGGCGGTGATGTACGAGTGGATGACGGCCTTGACAAGCTCAGCCTCGCTGAACTTGTTCATCATGATGATGTCGTTCATGGCAGGGAGCACAAGAGGCCGTCCGCGTCTCTGGTTGGGTTGCACCTTGCCTGTGAGGATGAGGTTGTATTGGAGGCGGTTAAGGTCGCTTCCGGGGTACTTTGCGAAGCGGCTCACTTCCTTGTATTCGTAGTTGTAGGGGCTTGTCTCGCTCTTGATGCTGTATCCGACGGGAACGCCTTTCTCATCGAGCTTCACGCCAGATACCATGCGCTCGGTGTTTGCGGCATCATCCTTGTTCATGACCGAACGGCCGTCGTAGTAACGGACGTAGGGAACATAGATGCCGTTCCAGTTGTGTATGCCGATGAATTGGAGCACATCACCTGTGGCATAGCCGTTGAAGGCGGCGACACGGGTCATGGCTCCAAGGGTGTTCTCTCCGAGCACATCGCACGCCTCGGGCGTCTTTGCCCAGAGGTTCCAATACTCCTCGATGAGCTGGCTATTCTTTGCGATCTTCTTCTTGCTGATGGTAAGGACGCTCGTGGACACCACCGACTCAAGGGACAGGCCGCTGCCTATCATGCCGTCCACCATGCAGTTTACCAAGCCGCTTCCTACCGAGTTCTCGGTGGACAGCTTGAGGGCCTCATCCTTGGATGCCTTGAGCAGGAATGAGGAAACCAGCAGGTCGGGGTTCAGCGGATAGGATGCACGGAAGTTGGTGGTCTTTCGGGTGTCACTTGTCTGCTTGTAGATTGATTCCGAGGTTTTCTTGATGTCTTGGGTCGTGGAATCAATTTCCATTACATGAGCCTCACATACATCCCCTTTCTCTTGGGGGCGCCTTCGTTGGCTATCTCTTCGACGAGCCGGTTAATCTCACCTTTATAGAAAGCGATTCGTTCGGAGATCCATTTGACGTCCACACGAGACACGGTTCGAAGCATGTCGCCATCGTCGATGATC